CAGATTATTTTTATGGATTTTTCATTGGATGATACCAGAACGAATCCAGCAAATATAAGTCTTATAAGAAAAATATTAAAGGAACATTATAAGAAGGCTGGTCAAAGATGTAAGGATGTTGCGTTGTATAATTTCGTTTCCAATTTTGATAGATATTTTTCAAAAATTAATATATAATTAAAAAGAAGTAGTGATATGAGTCAGTTAGATAATACTTTGAATCACCAAAGAAATGTGATGGATAACATCCAGAAGTCTTTTGGTTCTGGGTTCGATATGAATGAGGAGTTAGAGAAGGCTCGTCATGGTGTTTATGCTGATAATGCAACGAACAGGAAGTTGAATAGAGTTGGTCAGGAGTATGGTAATGCTGCAAAAGAGAAGGAAAAACCAACCGATGTGAAGTCAGGAAGTAAAGATGATGGTGGTTATCAAAAGATGGCTAAGGAAGCAAGTGATAAGGCATTGAAGCGTGCTTCAGAAGATGAGAATGCTGATCCGAAAGTTCGTGATATGGCTAAAAAGGAACTTGAGAATAGGGGTAATTCCAAGACATCCAAAAAAGATGATTCTTCAAACAAGAATTCAACATCAACTGATGATGACGATAATGAAAAATTATTGAATGATATTTTTAATTTGAAGAATGAAATCTCCAAGATAAGAACTGAATACGATGATCTGGACAAGAGGCATAAGAAATTATCACGTCAGGCTGCTATGTATGATAAGGATTCTGATATTGGCTCAGTGATTCAGAAGTATTTATCCAATGTTAAGTCCAATATTGAAGACAATAGAAATCGATTGAAGACAAAGAAGGTTCTTTTAGAGAAGCTGGAGGGCGATTTTACATCAAAGATGAAGAAGGATGATAAAAAGTTGAACAATGATGAAATTGTTTTCAGTGAGATGAGTTATCCAATTAAATGGATGAGTGATAGTGATATACGTTCATTCTTAGATTTTACTGACAATGGTCCTAAGAATTCTTTAAAAAAGCAGTTGAAGGATGAGAGTAAATTTAGTGATAAAAAATTAGTTTATTATAAGACATTGGCAGATCATTATTCTTCAATTGATTTTCCAAACAAGAGGCATAAAGATAATATGAAAAAGTGGTTGGGGTTATTTGAGGAAGAGATTAAGAACAGAATTGTAAAAAATCAAGATAGAATGAGTGGTGATTCAAACACCTTTACATACAAGGGTGGAAAAATACAAAGAGTTTAAAAAGATTTTCAATGGTTTCCGCAAAGAAAAATAGTCACTTTATTCCATCTCCATACAAGGTTGTTACGGAGTATGAAGATGTATTTGCTAAGCAGGGTTCTGATGCAACGAAAGACGTATTGAAAGATGTGTTAAAGTATATTGCTAAGATTACTGCTTCAACAATAAAGAATAACGAATTCGATGTTCAGGATTATCTGAAGGCTTTTAATAACAACATTGAAAAAGCAAGGATGGTTGGTGACGTTGTATCAATAGACGGAAAAGAGTATATCTGGACTGAATATTCGCCAGGAAAGTTCGATTGGCACGTCAAGAGACATAATTCGGTTCTTCAGGGTGTTGGTGTAAGCGGTAAACACGGAAAGGAAGCGTTGAAACTTATTTACAACGACATAGATTCTTCTTATGATAAGTTGGATAAGATGAATCTAAAAAGAACTCCTAATGGACATTGGCGTCTATTCTATGATGATAACGATACAGGAAGGACGATTAAGGGTGATGTGATAACAGAGGATGAGTTGATGAAGGATAACATCTGTTATCAGAGAAGAATGGTTGTTGATAATTTCGATATGATGAAGGATTACATGCAATTTGATTCCTCTGATGATGTGTATTTCGTTCAGGTCATTAAAAGGTGGAAGGATAATAAGGATAAGCCAGGAGCGGAACAATGGAGAAGTTCCGGAAAGGCTAAGGGATCATATCACAGCGGAGCGGAGTATCTGGAATATTATCTTATCCACGATGATAAGGAGTTGAACAATGTTAAGAATGAGATAATAAAATCTTGCTCTTATAGTAATGCAAGAGCGTACATCACGATCAATTCCAGAAGCGAAAAACAAAGTAACGATTATATAAAGAAATTCAAGGCAAGATTTACAGATCACAACGATCCACGATACAAAAACGCTGAGCCGATTGTTTACGGAATGCCTAAGAGCGGTGACGCTTGGAAGGATACACGTTTAAGAGTTTTACTTGATATTGATACAACGAGAGATAGCAAGGTTAAAATAAATGGGGTGAGTGTGAATGTATGGGATGAGGTGAAGAATCGTTTGCAACAATATAATATTAAGATTGCTGCATCTTACGAGACTCCGAGTGGTGGATTACATCTGATATTGAATAACAAGAATAACAGAAACATGAAGCCATTTTTCAAGGGGTTAAGTGATTTTGATGGCGGTAAGAATCTCGGAAATCTCGCTATGGTACATCCATCAGAGGATATTAAGATGGTTCTTTATAGCAACGTTGATACGGAAGGATATTAAATTTAAAAATTATATATTATGGATTTTGTTTCAAAAATAGTTAGCGGAAATATTGATAGAATTAAGAGAAATATTTCCAACTCTTTTGTTCAGGATTTGGATGTTGAAAAAGGTTTTGATGATGAACTTGAGAAAGGTAAATGGAACGTTGGTGACCAAAGATTTTATCACGGAACGATGCACTATGTAGCGGAGTTAAAACCTGATGGTTCTCCAAGATGGAAAAGGGTAAAGAAGACTTCTGGAGGGGGTAACGATACATCTTCATCTACTAAGACTTCTGATGATAATAAGCAAAGTTCAACAAATAATCAATCTTCTGATAGTAATCAGAATTCAACAAAGCAATCTAATGATTCTAAAAATTCTTCTGTAAAATCTAATAAGGAATTAGTTAATAAAGTATTAGACCAATTTGAAGATAATCCATTATTTTCAAAAGAAAAAATTGAAAAACTTATTTTAGATCACATTCCAGAATCTAAGGAGTTTTTGCAATTTAAATTTCCAGCCGCAGGTAGTGCAAAAACTTTTTCTAAAAATGTTGATGAAAAAGAATATAATTTGAATGGATCAATATTAACTTTTAGAGTTGATAGAAATAGAGGTTACAGAATTAATACAAAATTAAAAATTTTTCTTGGAAACGAATTAATTTCATACGCACATCATACAACTGACTCAGAACAAAGTATGTCGCTTGCTGAAGCAAAGAAAAGTTGTTTATATTTTGGATTAGCGAAATATTTAAGTAAGAAGCATAAGATCGATATTAGAAAATAATTTAAGATATGAAAAACGATTTTATAGAAAAAGGTAAGTGGAACGTCGGAGACCAAAAGATGTTTCATGGCACGCTTCACTATGTAAAGGAGTTGAAGCCTGATGGCTCACCCAAATGGGCACGTGTAAAAGGTAGTAATGGAACAAGCAACGATGTTTCTTCAGTTTCGAGTAACACTACACCTTCAAAACCTTCTATTCCGTCAAAACCAACAGCAGCGCAAATTGCTAATGTAAAAGCGAAATCTGGAAAGATGGATACTGCCGATCTCGCTGAATGGGCATCTAAAACATCGGAAGCAAATCTGTTGAAAATAGTGAACAACCCTAATGGAAAGGCAAACATGAGAAAGGTTGCTTACGATGAGTTGGTTGGTAGAGGTTATGATAAGAGTAAGATTGATACCAGCGGAACTCTTGATAGTTTAATCAAAATGCTTGGATCCGGAGGTAATAGTAGCAACGATAATGTTACTCCAACTAATTCCCAAGCCACTATTGACATAAACGCTTTTTCTGGCGGAGGTTCAGATGATGACGAAATAATGGAGAAGTGGTATTTGGATAAAAGTGATCCGAGGGTTAAGAAGATGTTCAATCTTAATACCAAGGGTGGGCGAATAAAATATGACAAGTTCGTCTATAAGATGAAGATTAAGGAGCCTGATTATCAGAATCCTAAAGAAGTGATGGATGATTTGTCAGAACAATATTACGAGTTCTTGAGTAACAAAAAGCAGCGATTCATGATTTCTGCAGGTGGAGCGGGAATTGGTAAATCTTATCAATTCAACAAAATTGCGGAAATCTTAAATTTCAGAGACTTTACTCCTGTTAAACCAGATGGAAGCCAAGGAAACTCTCCTGGTGATGAAGATTATGACATATTTGAAGCACCTCAGGTTCAGTCTGGAAAGCAATTGTTGAAGATCTTAAAGACACACAACGGAAAGATAATCAAATTCGATGATAACGATAATGTGTTATTCAGAGCGGATTGTTCGGCTGTGATGAAAAAGGCTACTGCAACGAACGGAAGACGTATTCTCGGTGACGCTGATGATGTGACAACCAACTTTGAGTTCACAGGAAAGATTGTTGTTATGACAAACAAAGACCTTGTTCAATTATCAGAAAATTCGGATACAAAGGCAATCATCAGTAGAGCAATGATGGTTAACGATATCCAAATGACTGTTCATGAGACGATAGAGGTGATGAAGAAGAGAATATATGATTACGATTTCGAGGCAGCACCTCATCTTCCGGACAAAAAAGATGATGAAAAGGAAAGAAAGGATATTCTTGACGTAATTGAGAAGAATGAGAATAATATCGATCCAGCAACATTTACAACCCGAACGTTCGAAAGAATGATTCTTGCAAAAAGAAGAATTGAACATGCTAATGAGGGTAGAAAGAATCCTGAGTTGGCTAAGCACATGGGAAGCAAGATGAAGGATTGGAAGGTTGAAGTTCTTAAGGAATTAATGAAGGCGGAGAATCCTGAATTTGGCTTCATTGACACCAAAAACGAAATTCTAAAATCAAACAATAATAGTAGAGCGTTCGATGATGGTGTTGATTACGAAGTTGATGATGAGGAACCTTCTCTTGAAAAGGCTGAATCCATGTTATTATTTGACAATGATGATAAAATTGCAATGTCTGGAGAAATGAGTTTGAGTGAAGCGGAATCGTTATTGCTTAATTAATATGAAAGATAATAAATTGAACAATGCGTTGGAGGTTATCTCCCTCAAAAATCTTGAGGGAGTGATCTCTGACGATCAATTGATTAAGGCTTGTGAGAACTACAAGATAAAGTCTGATGATTTTAGAGATGATTACGATTATCACATTCATGTCGCTAAATCGTTGTATGATCATCTTCATGGAATAGAACAAGATCAGGAAATATGTAAGGCAATAATTCCTGGTCAGACTAAGATTGTAGATGGAATCATGTACATCTACACACTCACACCTAATGCGAAGACTCAGTACGATTGGAGAGTTTACAACGGAAAGAATAGGATTGGCAGAAAGATAAATGATTCGAAAATCGCTGATGCGAAATCGAAATACGTTAACGATATGTTTCCAAAGGATTTAAGTTCTTTAAAGGTTATTAAATCCTTGGGAGGAAGTACTGGAGCGAAGTTGGTTGAGGACGCTAATGGTGTTCAGTATGTGATGAAGAGAGGTTCAAACACGTCGAATGAGCATGTTAAATCAGAATACCTTGCTAATCAAATATATGGGTTGTTAGGTGTTAGAACTCCAGATTTTGAGTTGTATGACGACGGAGGGGAATCAGTTCTTTTGTCTAAATTCATTCCGTTCACAACTAATCCATCCTCAAAGAATTATGATGAGATGGCGAAAAACTTCGTTGCGGATGCTTTGCTTGCGAATTGGGATGTCTACATGAATGATAATTGTTTGATTGATTCAGCAGGTAGAGTCGTTCGTGTTGATAATGGAGGTGCGCTTAATTTTTCAGCAAGAGGTAGGAATAAGACATTCGGTCCGGAAGTTAAATCATTCTATTCGATGCAAAAGTACAACCCTTCTGTGGTTGCTAATTTGACTGATGAAGATTTAATTAAACAGATAGATGAAGTTTATAGGAAGGGATTTGATGTAGTAGATTTCCTTAATGAGAGTGGGGAGGGCAGTCTTGCTGCAACAATGTCGAAACGCTTTGACGACTTATTCAAAATAAAGAAATCAATCATTGCTAAGATAAATGCAAACAAAAAGAAGATACTTCCAAGAAAGTTAAAGAGCGAAAAGGAAATGTATAGAGTAATCGATGACAAAGAACTCGATGAAATATGGAATTCCTATCAGGGAAATTATAGAAGTAGGATAGACAAATTTGATGGTCCGAATGGATGGAACATTCTTTCAGAAATTTGTAAGAAACGTGGATTTGATGCAAGACCATTGGTTGTTGAGGAGAAAGAATACTGGGATTTAGTTTCTAAGAATAAACATCAGATGTTCAGAGGACTTGCACCAAATGCGAATTCAAGTGGAACTGATTTTGAAAATTCTTTTAAATACAATGATGATTGTTTCTATGGAACTCTTGGTGTTCACGGAAGTGGAATATATTTCCACGTGAACGATGGTGATAAGAATAAGGATAAGACGCAAACAACATATAAGAATTCAGACGCTTATAAGGCTTCCGTGAACTATGCGGATAAAAATAAAAGTTCATACGGAAGCGGTAATGTTGTTGAATGTTTGCTTGATCCGAGTGCAAAGATTGCGAATGTAAAAGACATAAAGGAAGAGATTCTTAAAACGCTTGGAAATTTCGATAAAAAACTTGCAGATTCTAAGCAGGCTGAAATTGATGCATTAAAGATTGATCTAAAAAAGAAAGAGGATGATTTGTTTAATGTGACGGAAAACACGATTAAGCAAGTCAAAGATGATATGAACTGGAATGAGGATGTTCTTATAATGCACCAAATTGAAATTGATAACATTGATTGGGGTGCTCTAGATAAGGATGGAAATCCAGATTATCCTTCCTTCGATAGTTTCGTAAAGGGAAATGTTTTTGATTGGGTTAAAAAGAATGGTGGAACTATTAATGAGAAGATAAAGGATGATCTTTATTCTCTTAAATTGCCTAATAGTTCTAAAGAGTTCTTGTTCAGTAGATATCGTTGGGAGAATAATGCGATTAAAAGAAAGAACGCTTTCGCCAAGGCATACAATTGGCAATTGGAACAATTCCGAGACTGGATGATGGCTGAACATTACAATGTGATTGATAACGCAGTTAAAGAGGAGTTGAAGAATCTTGGAGATAAGGTTAACAAACTGAAGGATGCAGTTCGTTCAGTTAAGGATCAATTGAACACGAAAACAGAAGAGTTGAATAAAATTAAGGCAGGAAGCGTTAATCCCGATGCAAGTCTGTACAACGGCATATATGAATATACAAGGAAAGGTGGTATGGAAGCAGTAGGAATATATGCTGCGATAAAGGGATATGACGCCATAATAAAGGATCACGGAAATGGTGGTCCGAATTCTTTCATGATAGTTTTTAATAGAAGCAAGGTCATTGTAAAAAAATAAAGTTATGAGGGATAGATTAGTATCGGTCATTGGCGCAAGAGCGTCCAGATATGTTGATAAAAAGAAGCCTTCGGAATTAATTCCATTTAAGGGAAAATTTCCACTTCTTGAATCATACCAGATTGAGGATTATTACAAAGAGATTCAGAATAAAATGTACATTGATGACATGAGTCCTGAATTTCAGAAAGCCACAATTAGCGGAAACAGAATTGGGTTGTTTGAAGAAAGTTTCATTGATTATCTGAAAAGATTTAATATAACCAAAGAAGTTTTTCTGAAGATGAATAATTCAGACAAATCTGATAAACTTGTAAATTGGCTTGCAGAAGAAAACATTGATTTTTCACAATTAACGATAAAATGATATGGCTGATTTCAATATTGCATTCAAAAGAACAGAAAGGTTCGAAGGAAAGAATGTTTACACCAAGACGAAGAATGATTCAGGTGGTGAAACATGGAGTGGTATAAGTAGAGTTGCAAATCCTAATTGGGCAGGGTGGAAGATTCTTGATTCCATTAAGGACAAGAAACATGGTCAGGTTATTTCAAACAATGAACTCGAGAAGTTAAAGCGTGAACTCTACAAGAAGAATTATTGGGATAAGGTTTGGGGGGATAAAATCAAAATACAAGAGATTGCAAATGACCTTTACGACGCTGCCGTTAATATTGGTGTTGGAATGTCGATAAAGTTATCTGAAAGGCAATTTAAATTAAAAGAGACTGGAAAAATGAGTGAAATTTTGTTAAACAAATTAAATTCTGTAGTAAAATGAAGATGATAAGATTAACGTCAATTATGCTGTTTTTAATGCTAATCAGCATGTGTGTTCAGTTCAGTAGTTGTGACAAGGAAGTTAAATTCGTAGATCAACAACCCGACACAATTTATGTGGAAGTTCCTGTTTACATTGAGGTTCCTACTAACGATGGTGAGAATGAGAAGTTGAAAAGTAAGATTTCTGATTTAGAGAAAGATGTTGATTATTTAAGCGTAAAAACTTTTCGTGCAGATAGTGCCTTGAATAGGGTTGAGTACGAGAATTACATGAACGCAAGAAAAGTTGAAAGGATAAATTATTACATTCTGATCACCGAAAAGAATCCTAAGAACAAACAATTCTTCTACGGATGGATTAAAAGAGTAATGGCTGAGCAATAATATTTTTAGCAGTTATAAAAATTTTGTCTAAGTTAGATTGTTATGGCTGAAGATTTCGAAAGATTTAAATTTTGGTGTCCAATCGAGAAATCACAAGATCTCGATCCAACGACTGGAGAGCCGATTATGAAGTTGGGTGGAATAGCATCAACTTCAGACGAGGATTCAGATGGTGAATTTTTGGATCCAAAGGGATTTGACATAAAGCCGTTGTTAGAAAGTGGAATGGTTAATTGGCATCATCAGGCAAAGGGTCAACCTGCCGCAATAATTGGAGAACCGACGAAGGCGGAAATCAGACCAGAAGGATTGTATATCGAAACAACGTTGTACCCTTCAAGTCAGGTTGCTTGTGATGTCTGGAATTTGGCACAGACTCTTGAAAAAGACTCTAAGACAAGAAGATTAGGGTATTCGATTGAAGGTAGGGTTCTCAAGAGAAAGTCCGATGACAAGAATTCCCCAGATTTTAAAAAGATATCAAAGGCAGTCATCACAGGAGTTGCAATTACTCATCAACCTAAAAATCCTAAAACATTTGCAAGCATCATAAAAGGTGAAATAGATGATGATTTTAAGGACGATGAGGAAGATGAGGTTGAGGAGAAATCATTAGACACGGAAAACGCAAGTGCTCTTAAAAAAGAATCTGTTGATAAAAAAATAAAGAATCAAACATTCTCTAAATCTGAAGTTGTTGAAAGGATCTTAAACGACATAGCAGGTATAAGTATTGAGGATGCTGAGAAGGTCTATAAATTAACATTAAATATTGCGAGTATGAAAAAAAGGAAAATTACAGATGAGGATATCTCAAAGGCATACGAGACTCTCGGACTAAATGCTCCTGCTGATATCCAAAAAGGTTGTGACGATGATAACGACACAATCAAGAAGAATTTCAATAAGTCTGACGACGAAGATGA